CACCACACAAGGTCTTGGTACTCTGAATACTCAGAGCAACAACTACTACCGTGGTTTCCGTATTGCAAACCTGATGTAATTAAAAAAACCACCGCAGAGTGGTTCTTTAAAGAGGCTCCTTCGGGAGCCTCTTTTTTTATGGTGCATAAATAAGAGTATGACAGTTCTTACACGCAATCCAACAAATCCTAATTCGTTACAGCCTAACAAGTTTACGCTGAACTTGGCTCGTACACCGAATCTTCAATATTTCTGTCAGACAATTTCTTTACCCGGACTTTCTACGTCAGAAGTTCCTGTACAAAACCCGTTTGTTGAATTGTATGCGCCTGGTGAGAAGGCAATTTATGATGTGTTGAATGTCACCTTTATTGTTGATGCTGAAATGTTATCTTGGTTGGAAGTGCATGATTGGCTTCGTGCAGTAACATTCCCAACAGAATATGAAGAATATCAGAATTTGGCCAAACTGAATCAATATACTTCAGCTATACCAACAAAGACTCCACAGTATTCTGATGGCGCAGTGACTATTCTTTCCGCATCAAATAAGCCTTACTACCGTTTCAACTTCAAAGATTTATTTCCAATATCACTATCTGGTTTTGTTATGTCATCTACTGACACACCAGATACAATCATCACAGCAGACGCTACATTCAGATTTACCTATTATAACGTAGAAAAGTTATTTTAAATGTGATATACTCCTAAACGGAGGTATACTATGACTAAACTTGACGAAGTATTACAAATGTGGACTGCGGATTCTAATATCGACCGCACTGAACCAGGTAAAGCACTGATTGATATTCCCAAACTTCACTCAAAGTATTTGAACATTCTTTCTTCACATCGGTTGTTGGCCAAAGAAGCAGAATTCAATTACAATAAGTGGCGTAAGTTAAAATGGGAATACTACACAGGCCGACTTGATGAAGATGAACTTGAGAAACGTGGCTGGCAACCATTTCCTTACACGCTCAAATCAGAGATCAATACATACTTAGAGGCGGATGAAGATATCAACAAATATCTTGCAAAAAAGTTATTGCATGAAGAAATTGTTGAAGTCTGCCAGGCAATACTTAAAGAACTAAACAATCGAACATGGGAACTTCGTTCGTTTATTGACTGGGAAAAATTCATACAAGGTGTCTGATTTAATATTACGTAAACAGAATGAAGCGTTCATCAGGTTTGAGTGTGAGAAAAGTATCGCACAAGAACTTGCAGACTACTTTACTTTCTTTGTACCTGGTTATCAATTTATGCCAGCGTACAAGAATCGTCTTTGGGATGGAAAAATAAGACTTGCTGACTTACGCACATACAACATCTATCATGGTCTTGTACCTTACATTGAGAAGTTTTGTGAAGAGAGAGGTTACAAACTTGAGGTTGATACTGCTGTAAACAATGCAGAGAGTTTTTCAGCATTGGAGGCCAATGAGTTTTTGGAGCAACTTCATTTGGACAAGACCATTATAACAGAAGGTGTAAGGGAGTATCAATACAAAGCATTCATTACTGCCGTAAGAAGAAAAAGAATGTTGTTGTTATCACCCACTGGTTCAGGTAAGTCATTAATACAATACCTTATTCTTCGGTATCTTCAATACAAAGACTACAGAAAAGGATTATTGATTGTACCAACAACATCACTTGTTGAACAAATGTATTCCGATTTTAAGTCTTATGGTTATGATGCAGAAGAATATTGTCACCGTCAATACTCAGGCAAAGATAAACATACAAATAAGTTTTTGACCATTACTACGTGGCAATCTATCTACAAGAATCCACCAGAATACTTTGAACAGTTTGATTTTGTATTAGGTGATGAAGCACATCAATTCAAAGCAAAGTCATTGACCACAATCATGACTGGTTTAAAGAATGCATCTTATCGTATTGGCTGTACGGGTACAGTTGATGGCACACAGACTCATAAACTTGTATTAGAAGGGTTATTTGGTCCCGTATATCAGTCTACCACTACTGCTAAATTGATTGAGAACAAACAACTGGCAGATTTTCGTATCAAATGTTTGGTATTGAAATATTCTGAAGAAGTGTGTAAACTATCCAGAGGTTGGGACTATCAATCTGAAATAGACTACATAGTTAAAAGTACCGCAAGAAATGAATTCATACGCAATCTTGCACTATCACTGGAAGGTAATTCACTTATACTTTTCAATCTAGTAGAGAAGCATGGTAAACATCTACACAAAATGATTGAAGAGAAAGCTACCAATCGACATGTGTTTTTTGTTTATGGTGGTACAGATGTGGACATTCGTGAGAAAGTTCGTGCTATAACCGAAAAAGAAAACAACGCTATCATTGTTGCATCATACGGCACCTTCAGCACAGGTATTAACATTCGTAATTTACATAATGTCATTTTTGCATCACCGTCTAAGTCGAGGGTCAGAAACTTACAATCTATTGGTAGAGGCCTAAGAATAGGTGATAACAAAACCGAGGCAGTTCTTTACGATATAGCCGATGATTTTCGTATAGGTAAACATGTAAATTATACCTTGCAACACTTGCAAGAACGTGTTAGGATATACGATGAAGAAAAGTTTAAGTATAAGTTTTACAATATAGAGGTCAAGAATGCATAACGTTAAACTAATAAGAATGCAGTCTGGTGAAGATATTATGGCTTCTATGCTTGAAGAAGAGAACTCTGATCAAATACAAGTGAACGATCCCATGCGTATTGTGTTTCGCCGTTTACCAACAGGTCAAACGGTCATGATGATGATGCCTTGGTTACCAGTTGAGTTGATCAAAGAAAACTCTGCCATGATTTATTACTCAGATATCATAACTGTTGTTGAGCCAAAAGAATCGATGGTAAGATATTATGATAAACTTGTTGAGCGCACAGTAATTGAAATGGCAGATTCAGATAAGATGATTGAAGGTCTGTTAGAAGAGCAAGATCAAGAAGAGGAAGATGTACAACATCAAATGATAGAAGAAGTAATTCAAAGCATAAACGAAGCAAAGAATAAAAAACTACACTAATAGGAATTTTTGTTATGTCAAAAGTGGTGACATTTGTTGTACCAAGCAGTGCTGCTCAAGCATATCAGTCACTTGCCAATAAGTATTCTGCGATTGAACCGCCAACATGGGCGTTGCTTTTGGCACAAGCAGTTCGTAAAGAAGGTTACGACCCATGCATTCTTGACTTTGATGCAGACCCATCACCAGACCTTGAGCATTCGGCTCATCGAGTTTCTGGTACTAACACAGATATAGCAGTCTTTGTTCTTTACGGACAAAATCCAAACTCAGGCACCACGATGATGATTGGTGCGTCAAGACTAGCAAGACAACTCAAACTCATTCGACCTTCAATCAAAATCGTATTCATTGGTTCTCATGCATCAGCATTGCCATATGATGTGATTGGTTTACCTTATGTTGATTTTGTATTCATCAATGAAGGTGTATATGGCTTGCTAGATTTACTCAAAACAAACTACGAAGATCATCTTGACAAAGTTCGTGGTCTTGTTTACAAGAAACACGGCTTTGCTGCAACAGGCGCACCAGGTGAAATTGTGCAAACAAAAGATATGGATCGTGTGATGCCTGGCTATGCATGGGATTTGTTGCCAAAGAAAAGAAACTTGCTAGACAAATATCGTGCCCACTATTGGCATAATTATTTTAAAGATGATGGTCGTACACCGTTTGCTGCAATTTCTACATCGTTGGGTTGTTCATTTGGTTGCAACTTCTGCATGATCAACATTGTCAATCGTACATCATACGAACAAGGCACAGTGTCATCCGATTCACGTGGTATGCGTTTCTGGTCACCAGAATTGATGCTTAAAGAATTTGAATACCTGTATGAGAACGGTGTTCGTACAGTTCGTTTGACCGATGAAATGTTCTTTCTGAATAAAAAGTATTACATACCAATTCTTGAAGGCATCAAACAGCGTGGTATGGACTTTAACTTCTGGGCATATGCAAGAGTTGATTCTGTGCGTAAAGATCAATTAGAGTTATTCAAAGAAGCAGGTGTGAACTGGTTGTGTCTTGGTATTGAAGCAGCAAACCAGAATGTACGACTTGAGATTGAAAAAGGTAAGTTTGAAGATGTAGATATTCGTCGTGTTGTCGCTGATGTTAAAGCAGCAGACATCAACATTCTTGGTAACTACATGTTTGGTTTTCCAGAAGATACAATGGAAACAATGCAAGAGACATTAGACTTGTCACTTGAACTAAACACCGAACATGCCAACTTCTATGCCGCTATGGCTTTGCCAGGCAGTCCACTATACATGTACGCAAAAAATAGTGGCTGGGATTTACCAGAGAAGTTTGAAGAGTTTGCATTCTTATCTTATGATTGTAAACCACTACGTACAAAGACATTGACTGGTGCAGAAGTGTTAAAGTTTCGTGATGAAGCATGGCACAAATACTTTTCACATGAGCCGTTCTTAAATCTTGTTGAAACAAAATTTGGTGAAGATTCAAGACGTAACCTTGTTGAGATGTCAAAGATTAAATTGAAACGAAAAATACTTGGAGATTGATTATGGATTTGCAAAGAAAAGCAAACTTATATCGCAAAGAACTATTTGAGAAGTTTGTTGAGGTAAAACAAGGACACCCTGGCTCTACCTTTTCAATGTTAGAGATTGTCACCACATTGTACCATGGTGGTTATGTTGGCTTTGAAGATAAAGTTCTTATCAGTAAAGGCCATGCAACAGTAGCATTGTATCCTATTCTGCGTGATTTGAATATTATTCCACAAGAAGATTGGGATAATTGGGGTAAAGGTAAACCAACATGTCTGCGTGTGTTTGGTAACATTTCTATACCTGGCATTGACATGACTTCAGGTTCTCTTGGTCATGGTGTTGGTGTTGGTGCTGGTATGGCAATTGCTAATCCAAACAGTCATGTTCATGTGGTTATTTCAGAGGGTGAATTGTATGAGGGTTCGACATGGGAAGCATTGTTGTTTGTTGCTCATCGTCAAATCAGAAACATGACAATCTTTATTGACATCAATAATCTTATCATTCTTGGTAAGACAGACGACTGTTTGATGCTCAATAGTATTCGTGAGAAGTTATCTGGTTTTCCATTTGATATACATTCTGTTAATGGACATGATACGAAGG